AGCTGGAGCCGGAGCCGGAGGACCCCCTGTCTTGACAATCTTGTAGACCGGCTTTGTGTCTGTCATTGTTAAAAACGAAGACCTTTTATTTACGGAGAACGTTTACCATAGTACCATGGAGTGGGCAGCAGCATCCGCATATTTCGCAAGCGGCGTTCGTCGTCTCGTGGACCACCAGCTCGACTCCTTTGAAGATTTCGTTCGCAACAAGATTCCACTGATTGTCCAGTCTACGCCTCCCATCACGGTGTGGCACGAACTCGATGAGGCCACGAAAAAGTACAAGTACGAGTTCCGTCTTCTCTTTGAGAATGTCACCTACACCAAGCCCAAGCTTCAAGAGGCGACCGGACGCGTCAAGCCAATGCTTCCTGCAGAGGCACGCATTCGCAACTTCACTTATGCGGCCCAGATGCATGCGGATATCCGGTTTGTGGCTCGCACCTACAAGGGCGAGAAGCTTGATACATTTGACGAGGAGTCGCGGGTCTTTGAGGGTATTTCCATGGGCAAGCTCCCCGTCATGCTCGGATCCAGTCTGTGTCTCCTCAAGGACTACCCGGCATCCTTGGCCGAGATGGGCGAGTGTTCGCATGACCCACTCGGGTATTTCGTCGTCCATGGCTCGGAGCGCACCATCCTTTGCCAGGAAAAGGTGGCGGATAACCGGATCATGATCTTTCAGAACAAGCGTACGACATCCAAGCATCTCTATTCGGTCGAAATGAAGTCGCTGCACGAGTCCTTCACCACTCCGCCCAAGAAGCTCGAGATCCGTTTGAGTTCCAAGTTCAATGGATTCGGATACCCGATGATGGCCTGTGTCCCCAGGTTCCGTGAGGACATTCCAGTTGTCGTGTACTTTCGAGCCCTCGGTGTCGTGACAGATCGCGAGATTACACGACTCATTTGGGGCTCCGAGACCGAGTCTCATTGCGAGTTGCTGGCTGCATCGTTCCGCGACGCATCTGAACTTGGAATCTTCACCCAAACAGAGGCAGTGTCGTACCTCTCGAACCACCTGCAGTATGGCACCAACCAGGAGGATAAGTGTGCATATGTTCGTCATTTGCTCACGACCGAGTACCTGCCTCACGTTCGATTTGCCGGCGAGATCACCACTCCGGAGATCTTGAACGCTCGTCGTGCCGTTCTGACTGCGTCCATGATTCGTCGACTGCTCCTGACGTATTGCAAGCACATTCCACTCGATGACCGTGATGCCTACCCGAACAAGCGCGTTGTCACAACGGGTGCCCTGTTAACTCACTTGTTCCGTCAGCTGTTCCAAAAGGTGTGCAACGATACTCGCAATGAGTTTGTGCAGGAAGTCAATAACGATAACTGGAAGAAGGGTGAACCGCGGCCGCTGGAGATTCTGTCCATCAATAACCTGTACAAGATCCTGAAGCTCTCGACCATTGAGGGCAAGTTGAAGCAGGCACTGGCCACCGGAAACTTTACCGTGCTTGGACTCGGCACCTCATCCTCAACCTCTCTCTCCAACGCCACCAAGGTCGGTGTATCCCAGGTTCTGGCTCGCATGTCCTATGCATCCACCCTGTCGCATCTGCGCCGTATCCAGACACCGGTGGAAAAGTCGGGTAAGTTGTTGGCACCTCGCAAGCTCCACGGCACGTCCTGGGGGTTCATGTGTCCGGTCGAGACTCCGGAGGGTCATTCAGTCGGTATCGTCAAGACCATGTCACTGCTCACATCGGTCTCGCAGCACGTGCCCTCGCACACGATTCTCCACTTTCTCCGCGACTATCCCTTGACGTGGGTGGAGACCCCGCGTGTCTATGACGGAACATCCATTAGCGTGAACGGTGTTCTGGTTGCGTATACGTCCAACCCTCACAGTCTCGTGACGGCTATGCGCGCAGCCAAGCACTCGATGCGCCTTCACCCCCATACGTCAATTGCCTGGTTCACTTTGCTGAATACGATTTGCATCGAGACGGATGGTGGTCGTGTTGTGCGTCCGGTGTTTCGTGTTGGCACCCAGCCACCGACGGGCGGGGCAGCCAAGGACTGGAATAACTGGGTCAAGACATGCGTCGAGTACATTGATGCCTCCGAGACGGAGACGCTCCGGATCGCCCTCACGCGCGACTTGATCACGACGCACACGCATTACGAGATCCACCCATCGCTTCTGTTGGGACATATGGCAGCTACCATTCCTCTTTCGGACCACAACCAGTCGCCTCGAAACACCTATCAGTCAGCCATGGGGAAGCAGTCCATGTGTATCTACGCGAGCAACTTTGCCAAGCGTCTGGACAAGAACGCCTACGTTCTCTGCTCCATCACCCGCCCAATTGTCGAGACCCGGAGTATGAACATGCTCAAGATGCACGAGATGCCGTTTGGAATGAATGCCATTGTTGCCATTGCGTGTTACGGTGGCTACAACCAGGAGGATTCGATCATCATGAACCGGTCTGCTGTGAATCGCGGACTGTTCCGGGGACTCTATTACACCATGTACAAGGACGAGGAGCATCGGAATGTCACCTCGGGCAGGGAGGAAAAGTTCATGCGTCCCGAGAAGAAGAGTACTCGCAAGTACAAGAACACGAGCTATGCAGCCGTGAATGAGAATGGTATCCCGATCTTGAATGCAACTCTCCAGGAGAATGATGTTGTGATTGGCAAGGTGGTGAATCTCCGGCATGATACGGCCGGGTACTCGTTCCGCGACGCTTCGACCACGCACAAGAACTCCGAGCCTTGCCGCGTTGATGGTGTGTGGCAGGACAAGAATTCAGATGGGTATCCGTTTGTCAAGGTCCGCGTTGTGTCCGAGCGTGTTCCCCAGGTGGGTGACAAGTTTTCAAGCCGCCACGGTCAGAAGGGAACTGTTGGTATGCTCCTGAATGAGGAGGATATGCCCTTTGCAGCATCCGGGTTGCGTCCGGACTTGATTATGAATCCTCACGCGGTTCCTTCCCGCATGACAATTGCACAGTTGATGGAGTGTATCTTTGGTAAGATCTGTACCAAGAAGGGATCGCTTGCAGATGGCACGCCGTATAACCATCTCAAGGTTGATGAGCTCCGGAAGCAAATGGCTGAATTGGGCATGCACCCGTACGGCAATGAGGTCTTGTACAATGGACAGACGGGCGAAATGATGGAAGCCGAGATCTTCATGGGCCCGACCTTCTACCAGCGCCTCAAGCATATGGTGATGGACAAGCAGCATTCTCGCGCCCGCGGCCCCATTGTGTCGCTCACTCGTCAGCCGTGTGAGGGCAGGAGTCGCGATGGCGGTTTGCGTGTTGGAGAGATGGAGCGCGATTGTATGATCTCACACGGTGCCTCGGTGTTTACCAAGGAGCGTCTGATGGATGTGTCTGACCCATTCCTCACGGGAATCTGCAAGACGTGCGGCACTCTTGCAGTCGTGAACCCGGCAGAAGGAATCTATTCGTGTGGTTCGTGCGGCAACATGACGGATTTCGTTCAAAAGACCATTCCGTACGCAATGAAGTTGTGGATGCAAGAGTTGGAGGCCATGCATATCGTCCCTCACATGATCATGAGCTAAAGGTAGAAATCCTCATGTTTCATTCCACACGCAAACAAATCCGCCTTGTTCGTACTTCCTGCAATGGTTTGTTCATCCGGTGATTCAATAGCAATCGGGTACAGCATGGCATCGCGACGACATCCTAGTTCAGGCGTGTCAAACAAGACCCAGTCGGTCACAAAATGATTTTTGAATGGAATGGCCAAATCGTCAATGGAAAAGAGATCAGACAAGTACTTGGCATAGCGATGCGTGACCATGTAACATTGTGCTCCCCATGGATTGGACGTTCCGACATTCCGGATAATATACTCTCCGCCCACACAGGACCATTCACCTTGTGGAAAGTTAACGTACCCGAGCGACAAGACATCTGTATTGCCTTCCATCATGTGTGGAGTCAATGCATCCACTAGCCTATTAAAGTGTTTGTGGAATCGGACGTCATCTTCAATGATGATACCGAGTGGTTCACCGCTTCTTGCAAACTCTGCCAGGGCACGCATATGACCCATGGTTGCTGCACATCCGGTGGGGTAGGATGTATTCCTTTCGAAACACGTCTTGCCCCGACGCTGCACCTCTTCATCTGTCCATAACGGGGAAGGGACCAGCACGATGTCGAGACCGAGTGGTTCTGCGGCTTTTATCAGCCTCTCGCCGCGCCCCCGGTCGCAATTGACTGCATAAATCCGCATTCCACCTTCCTGTGTTTTGTGTGTAGATTGTTTGCCGTAAGAAAAAAATATTGGCATTGAACACAACAAGCAATATGGGTGGTGGTCTTCTTCAGCTCGTCAGCTACGGTGCGCAGGATATCTACATTTCCGGTAACCCCCAGATCACGTTCTGGAAGGTGCTGTTCAAGCGTCACACGAACTTCGCGATGGAGTCCATTGAGGTGACGTTCAACGGCCAGGCGGACTTCAACCGCCGCGTGACGGCCATCATCAACCGTAACGCCGACCTGATGTACCGCACGTACGTGCAGGTGGTTCTGCCGACGATCGATCTCTCGTCGACGAACAACTCGACGGTTTCCCGCTTCCGCTGGCTCAACTACGTGGGCCACCGTCTGATCAAGACGGTTGAGCTCGAGATCGGCGGCCAGCGCATCGACCGCCAGTACGGCGACTGGATGCAGATCTGGACCCAGCTGTCCCAGGATGCGGGCACGATCAAGGGCCTCGATGACATGATCGGCAACACGCACGACCTCGTGCTGATGAAGGACCGCAAGGGCTACGCGCTGGACCAGTCGTGCGCCGGTGCCGAGCTGACCAACACGTGCGCGCCGCGTGCGGGTACCCCGGCCAAGACGCTGTACATCCCGCTCCAGTTCTGGTTCTGCCGCAACCCGGGCCTGGCGATCCCGCTCATCGCGCTCCAGTACCACGAGGTGCGCATCAACGTGGAGTTCGAGCAGTGGGTCAACTGCTGCTACTACGAGGGCACGGCGACGACGGCGATCCAGTCCCTGACGGCCGCGTCGCTCTACATCGACTATGTCTACCTGGACACGGAGGAGCGCCGCCGCTTCGCCCAGCAGTCGCACGAGTACCTCATCGAGCAGCTGCAGTTCACGGGTGCCGAGTCGATCACGAGCTCGAGCAACAAGATCCAGCTGAACTTTAACCACCCGGTGAAGGAGCTCGTGTGGGTCGTCCAGCGCGACTCGTTCATCGACTGCTCGAACCCGGGCGCCCAGTCCTCCTTCATCCAGGAGGTCAACGGATGCCAGCCGTTCAACTACTCCGACGACTTCTCGACGGAGGGTGTGATCATGGACGTGCTCGCCCGCGGCTCGCTGGGTGGCGGTGCCTCGACGCTCAACGTGCCGACGACGGCCGATGGTCCTTCGGGCCCGTACCTCCCGGGTGTGGGTATCCAGGTTGGCCCGTCCCTCCAGGGCGCCAGCTGGCTCGACACGAACTTCGGCTCGTCGGGCAACGACCAGGCCTACCTGTTCGAGGACACGACGAACTACCTGCTCGCCAAGGTGGTGCTCGACTCGGGTGTTCGCTGCACGGGCAAGAACCCGACGGAGGTGGCCAAGATCCAGCTCAACGGCCAGGACCGCTTCACGGAGCGCGAGGGACGCTACTTCAGCATCGTCCAGCCGTTCCAGCACCACACGCGTACCCCGAGCCCGGGTATCTGCGTGTACTCCTTCGCGCTCAAGCCGGAGGAGCACCAGCCCAGCGGCAGCTGCAACTTCTCGCGTATCGACAAGGCGACCCTGCAGCTCACGGTCTCCGTCAACACGGTGCGCTCTGGCCGCACGGCGCAGGTCCGCGTGTACGCCGTCAACTACAACGTGCTGCGTGTGATGTCCGGCATGGGTGGCCTGGCCTACAGCAACTAGAGACAGCCGAGAGGTCCAACACCACGAAGAAGAATCAAACACAAAACCCCAAATGGGCGCGAAGAATCGCTTCCATTAAGGTAATGGACGCTTACGTAATCCATCTTTCGCATCGAACGGATCGGATGAAACTCATACAGCAGAACCATAAATTGTACCCCTGCTTGAACTTGAAGGTTGTCGATGCTGTTGCACATTCGAATGGTGCAATTGGCTGTCTGCGATCTCATCAAAAAATTATTCAGATGGCCAAGAATGCCGGGAAACCCTACGTATTGGTCTTGGAAGACGACTGCAAGTTCTTGATTCAGAATGGGTTCTTGTTCAAGCATCTGAACCATATGGTGGACTACTTGAATCGACACCCGCAAATCCAAGTGTTGAATGGATCTGCAAACTTTTCAGAACCGGAACCCTTGACATGGAAAACTGAAGGCGATCTCACCTTTTTGCATGCCGACCATGTATCCACAACACATTGCGTTCTGTATACTGCATCCTCGTATGACGCAGTCCTGGCATTTGACGATGAAAGTCCGATTGATGACGCACTCAATTCACTCCGAATGGAATTTGTGTTCCCATTCTTGGCGACACAAGCTCCTTCGTATTCAGATATTCAAAAAGAGGATGTTGAACATAAAATCGCCCG